TTCCAGATTTCGGCACCTACGCGGGCGCGTTTCGCATTACGTCGCTTGAATTTGGCGGTGAAACTGAAGGCGGCGTGACCTACTCCGTCGCGCTCGAAAGCACCGGCGCTATTACATTCACGGCGGCCTAATGAGCATCACGGCAGAAGCGCCGCGCGGGGGTGTCGTCGAATATATCGGCGACGCCTCATACACGTTTGTTTTGCGCAATCGTGAGATCGAGCGTTTCGAGGACAAGCATCGCGGAATATTTGAAACCTGGGAAGGTTTCTTTGAACGCGGCACAAAGCCGAAAAGCACAGAGGTTCGCGACTTGCTGGCGTTGGCCTTGGTCGGCGGCGGCATGAAAGACCACGAAGCCGATGCCGTAATAAAGAACGCTGGTCCCGATTGCTTGATGCGCTTTTATGCCATTGGACAGGCCGTGCTTGGTGTTGCGTTTATGCCGGACGCTGCCGAGGAAGCCGAGTTAAAAAAAAAGGAACAGGACCAGCCCCAAGCCGATTGAACGTTCGGGGCATGATTAAGAATGGCATCGTCGCGGGGTTAAAACCAGAAGAAATACGTGATATGATACCGAAAGACGCGTGGCTTGTGTTTGAGGGGTGGAATGATGCACACTCACCACAGAAGCCAGGCACAGATGCCATGACGGCGCAACAATATCAGGACCTTGTGAGGCAAGTCGATGGCGATGAACGCGGAACAGCTTAACATCATCCTGGCAGCCCGGGACAAAGAGTTCACGAAGGCGATGGACCGCAGCGAAAGACGCGTTGCAAGCTTTGCCAAGAAATCACAGAAAAACCTAAGCGCGACAAGCGCATCATTCGCAGCACTTGGCCGCGCGGTTGGGCCTTTGGTCGCTGCGCTATCTGCGCGGGCGCTTGTGGGCGCATTGCAAAACGTGGTCACGACGCTTGATGACATAGGCAAAACCGCAGACCGGATTGGCGTTACAACCGACCAACTGCAAGAGCTTCGCGCGGTTGCTGAAAGCGCAGGCGTGGAACAATCGGTTCTTGATAACAGCATCGAAAAGCTGGGCAAGAACTTGGCGGAGGCATCAATCGGCATTGGCACGGCAAAAGTGGCACTTGAACAGCTTAACTTGTCGGCTGATAATCTGATCGGCCTTGGCCTTGACGGGGCGATGGATAAAATTGCCGATGCGGTCAACAAAGTAGAAAGCCCGATGGAACGCACCGCGTTGGCAACGCAGTTATTCGGACGCAGCGGCGCGCCGTTGTTAAACCTCTTGCGTGAAGGTTCCGAGGGCATGGCGCAGATGCGGCAAGAGGCGCGCGATTTGGGCATTGTGATCGATGAAGCCTTAGTCCGCGAAGCCGAGGAAGCACAAACACAGCTTGATCTTATGTCTCGGGTGATTAGCGCGAACCTAAGTTCAGCACTAATTAGCCTTGCGCCGTTGCTTGTGGGTGCGGCTGAAGGCATTGCAGCAATTTCGACGGCCATTAAAAACTTTGGTTTTCAAAGCGGTTCAGCTGGTGGGATGCCGTTGCTTGATGCTGACGGCTTGCGAGACTTGGCGGACCAATACAAAGGATTGGAACAAGAACTTGCCCGCGTCGGTGTGGCGCAATCTAACTTGGCTTCAAATACTGAAAAATTTGGGGCCGAAAGCGTTGCGGCGCAAACTTATGCAACGGAACTTAAAAACGCCGAAGAAGCACTTGCCCAAGCGGTACAAGAACGGCAACGGCAACAAGCTGCAGAAGCCGCAATCACAACATCAGTTGCAAATATACAATCTGAAATCGCGGCCAATACTGAGCTTGCAAAAGTTCAAGCAATGACTGCCGAGGCCGCCGAACGACATAGAATCGCAGAGCAGCGCGGCGCGTATGAAAAAAACTTGCTAAACAATGCAGCCATCCAGCAAGGCATCGATCTTAACGATTTGAGCGAAGAAACAATCTTGCTAGTAAATGATTTGGGCGCAATGTGGGAAGGCGCGGCAATGTCTGCATCCAAGATTTTGAACCCGGTCAAGGCGGCCAAGAAGGCAACAAAAGAAGTCGCGGAAACTGCCGATCAAATGGTGCAATCGTTGATCGATGCGTCGCCAGTGTTTTCAAGAATGGGCGTAAACGTGCAAGAACTTTCCAGCATTGGCGCTTCAGTAACGCGCAGCCTAGAAACCGCGTTCATGAATATGAGCGGATCGGTTGAGGATAACGTCAAGGCGATGGCGTCAAGCGTTATCAAAGAGCTTTTCCGCATCCTTGTCGTGCAGCGTCTTGTCTCTGGAATTACCGGCGCTCTGGGGCTTTCAGCGCCAACGACAAGCTTGCGCCCGGTAATGCGGCCAATAGGGGCTGCGTCTGGCGGCCCCGTCACCGCAGGCCAACAATATATGACGGGCGAACATGGCCGAGAATTGTTTGTGCCAAAAGTGAATGGCCGTGTTCTGAGCGCAGCGCAAACAAACAACGCGACGTCTGGCCCCAGCGGCGAAAGCGTGACGGTTATTCAAAACAACACCTTCGGCAGTGGCGTCACGCGCGCCGAGGTTAGTTCTTTGTTGCCGCGAATGGTCGAGGCGACCAAGCAAGCCGTGCTTGACGAAAAACTTCGCGGCGGATCTTATGGCCGGGGGTTTGGCTGATGGCTGTTTCTTATCCTTTATCGTTGCCGACGCATACGCGAATGGCGCAAGTTGATCTGCGGGCAACAAACGCTGTTGCATATTCGCGCAGCCCATTCACATTTGCAGGGCAGGCGCATGTTTACCCGGGCAAAATGTGGTCGATCGATGTAACGTTGCCGCCAATGAAGCGCACGAATGCAGAAAAATGGTTTGCTTGGTTGGTGTCACTCAAAGGCCAGCAAGGAACGTTTTACATAGGCGACCAGTTGGCGCAATTCCCTATGGGATCGGCGCGCGATGCTGACACCATTTTGATTAACGGCGCAACGTCGTCGGGCGACACGCTTGCGATTGACGATGCGCCTGCAAGCCAAACCGGATACTTAAAAGCGGGCGACTATTTGCATGTTGGCACAGGAACCGCGCGCCAACTGTTTAAAGTTCTTTCAGACGTCGACACAGACGGCACAGGGGCGGCCACGGTGGACGTCTGGCCAAACGTGCGCACCAGCATCGCAGACAACGCCGCCGTGACTGTACAAGAGCCGCAGGGCGTTTTCAGGCTGGCAACAAATGAGCAGGCTCGTAGCGTAAATAATCTTGCAGTTTTCGGTTTGAGCTTTAGTGCGACGGAGGCAATATGACACGCAACGTTCCTGCGGCGCTTTTGGCGTCACTTAGCGGTTCTACGGTTCACCCGTTTTATGCAATCGAAATGCTTTTCGATTCAGGCCCGGTGCGTTTTTGGACAGGATACGGCGAACGCAGCATTTTCAGTCAAATATATTTAGGCGCTGGGTCACTTGTTTCCATCGGCGGCGTCGAGGAGGTCACAGATTTGGCCGCCAAAAGCATCACCCTTCAAATGTCAGGGATTCCCCCGGAAATCGTTTCTCTTGCGCTGCAAGAGCCGTATCAGCGCAGGAATTGCAACGTTTATTTTGGGACGTCAGACACAACCGACGTTGTGGAAATTTTCGGCGGTCCGATGGACGTCATGGCAATTGAGGACAGCGGAGAATTTTCCGTGATTTCATTAACTGTTGAAAGCAAGCTTGTCAGGCTTGGGAAGTCGTCAAATTTTCGTTACACCGACGCGAACCACCAATCGCGCAACCCTGGAGACACCTTTTTTTCATCGGTTGCGGATCTGCAAGATAAGGAGATTCTATGGGGCCGCGTGAAATCTTAAACAGTTATTTAAGTTCTGTTTGTCGCAAGCCTTTTCTTTGGGGCGTTCATGATTGTTTGACGTTCACAAATGACGCATTCCGGCAGATACACGGCGAAGGCTGGGCCGACGATTGGCTTGGGCGATATATGGACGGCGACCGCGTCTTAAGAAGGCGAGAACTTAAGGTCGAGTTTGGGCATTCAACATTTGAAAGCGCTGTTGATTTAAGGCTGCGCCGTGTGCATCATGTTCCGCCATTGGGCGCATTGGTTACAACGAAACGCGCGCGCCGGTGGGTCACGGGCGTAGCTTTGGGGATCTGCACAGGCACAAAAGCCGTTTTTTTGGACAAGGTTGGCGTGATATATTTGCCACTAACTGACATAGACGCAGGATGGGTTAAACAATGAAGCGCAGCGGACCATATAACGTTATGCGAAACCCAAATGACTGGGAAAACGTGCCGCGCGACCCTGCGACGATTGGGGCTGCCATTATTACAGGCTTGGGCGGGTCTACTGCGCTGGCTGGTTCAGTCATTGCCTTCAAAGTGACCGTGGCAATGGCGGTCGGCTATGTGGCGACTTCGTTGGTGACGTCTTGGGCTATGTCTGCGCTGGCACCTAAACCAGATTTTTCGTCGTTTAGTTCTAGCGGAATTATGGTCAACGCGTCTGACCCGGTGGCCAGCGCTGACTTTGTTTATGGCGAAATCAGAAAGGGTGGCGTTGTCACATTCTATGAAGAGACAGGCGAAAACAACAAATTTCTGCATCAAGTAATTGTTTTAGCATATCACGAGATCGATTCTGTTGCCGATGTTTTCATAAACGACAAAATCGTTGCGATTGACTCTGCCGGGAATGTGACCAGTCCAGAATGGACAAAAGACGGCAGCCCAATGATTAGAATTAAAAAAGTTCTCGGGGATCAAACTGCAGCGGAACCGTCACTTTTGCAAGAAACGTCTATTTCAAGTTCATTTGTGGGTCATGGCGTTGCATATTTATATGTTAGATATGCTTTTGATAGGGACGTTTTTGCAAGCGGTTTGCCCTTGGTGACGGCGCTTGTGCGCGGTAAAAAGGTTTATGACCCGAGGACCGGATCGACGGCATACAGCAACAACGCGGCCTTGTGTGTGCGTGATTTCATAACAAGCGAATACGGTTTAAACGATCAAACGATTGACGATGTTTCATTTGCGGCGGCGGCCAATGAATCTGACGAACTTGTTTCATTGGCAGATGGCAATAGCGAAAAAAGATACACCGCAAACGGAATAGTAAAATCGGCCGAAAAAAATGGCGATGTTTTGGGGCGGTTCATGACTGCATGCGCCGGCTCGTTATTTCGTGGTACAGGCCAATGGAAGCTAAAAGTCGGCGTTTATAGTCCGCCGGTCAAGGTTTTGACGCTTGACGATTTGCGCAGCGCTATAAGAATCCAGACGCGCGTTTCGATGCGCGACAATTTTAACGCCGTTCGGGGTACTTTCAACAATGCCGCGCAAGGCTACATCACCGCCGACTACCCTGAAACTGTAAGCGATACGTTTAAAACAGAGGACGGAGGTGACGAAGTTTCTTTGGATTTGCCCCTGCCGTTCACGACATCTAGTGCAACAGCACAAAGAATTGCAAAATTAACGTTGTTTCGTGGGCGCGAGCAAATGACCATAACCGCCGATTTTGGCCTTGAAGCGTTTGGCGTTGAGGCGGGCGACATTGTAGCGTTTACGAACGATCGTTATGGATTCGATGAAAAGCAGTTTGAGGTTGTTTCTTGGCGATTTGGATCGAGCCAAGAAGCGGGGGATCTTATAATCAGTCTAACGCTTCGTGAAACATCGGCGGCGGCGTTTGATTGGGACGCCGACGAAATTGAAATAATATCAAACAACACAAATTTGCCTGATTACTCTGTTGCGCCAGCGGTTGGCATATCGGTTTCTGATGAATTAAGAATTTACCATGAAAGCGTTAGCAACGTCGCTTCATTAGTGGTGAGTGCATCACAGCTTGACCTGATCGACCGCGTTGAAGTGCAATTTAAAAAATCATCAAGTGCAGAGTGGATCGATGGCGGGCAAGGCGATCCCGGGACATTTGAAATAAACGCAATAGATGATGGCGAATATGATTTCAGAGCCAGGTCGACTAATGTTATACAGCGGCGCGGTGCGTGGGCATACCGTCTTGGCTACATCGTCGACGGCCTTTCACAAGCGCCCGCTGATATTAATGGATTCGGCGCAGAAGTAATTGGAAACAGTATAAGTTTTTTTTGGTCCGCAGTGCCAGATTTAGATTTGTCATATTATTCAATCCGGCACGCGACAGAGACTTCAGGCGCAACGTGGGCCAACTCGTCAAACTATATTGAAAAGGTGGCACGACCTGCCACTGATGCAATCGCACCCGCGAAAGCAGGCACGTTTCTTATCAAAGCGGTCGACAAGATGGGCATTCAATCGGAGTCTGCTGCATCCGTTGTCGTTTCATCAAATGAAATAGAGCAACGAGCGACCGTCGTTACTGTCACAGAAAACCCCAATTTCGACGGCGCAAAATCTGGCGTTGTGAAGAAGGGGGGAAACATCATTCTTGGAAGCACAACACTTTTCGATTCAATCGCAGGCAACGTTGATGATATTCAAGGGTTGTGGGACGATATTGGCATAAATGCAACGGGAACCATTGGCACTTATTATTTCGATCAAATGATTGTCAGGGGTGTTGCAGAGCAAGGATTTGTTACTGTTGACGCAAAGATAAGGCGGAACGATTCATCGGGTGCGACGTGGGACGACTTGGGCGGATTCATAGATTTTCTGCCCGGGCTATGGGACGACACGACAGGGGTCGCGGATTTTGACGACACAAACGTTGTCGCATATGTATCGACGACGCCTGATGATCCGGCAGGGTCGCCAACTTGGTCGGCATGGCAGAAAATACGCGCTGCAAATGTCTATGGCCGAGGCTTGCGTTTTAAGGTAGAATTAAAATCAGATTTACCTGGGGTTTCCCCGGCTGTTAGCGAACTTGGCGCAACAGCAAACTATTTGTAAGGACGTGAAATGTCACAGCACGACTACATTATATCAAACGACACAGCTGCGAATGTGCGGTCAGACCTGAACGCCGCGCTGGCGGCTGTGGTCTCGCAAAACAGTGGCGTTTCAGAGCCTTCGGTCACATACGCCAATATGGTTTGGGTGGATACCGGAAACGATTTGCTCAAGGTTAGAAACGAGGCCAATTCTGCGTGGATAACTCTTGGAGAACTTGATCAATCAAACGGCATTTTTAAGGCTAAAGTGAATGTCGGTTCAGATTCAACCGGGGATATTTACTACCGGGACGCGTCAGGCGCGTTTCAACGGCTGGCGGTGGGGACAGAAG